TTCTGTTTTAGGATCGATTAATCTATCACCAAATACAAGTGATCTTTTAAAAGACGGAAAACTTAATGTAACGACCTTAGGATTTTCTGACGATAATAAAAAAACTAAAAATTGGTTTTATAACATAGCACCAATTTATAAAGTAAACAAACTGGAGTTGATTGATTCTTCAGATAATACCTATAAGGTTACTTTAAATGTTAAACCTCAGTTTAAACCTGGAGATTCTGCTAATTTTGTTTTAAGTAATGGGACAAAAAAAT